TGCGAGTACACACCCATAGGTGCGCCCCGGTCGATCCGGGGATTTATCTTTTGCAGGATTGGTTAACCTGCTCACAACGTTATAAAAATATGCAAATATACAAATAGAGAAAAATTGTTTATAGTTTTTGAAGTTTATACTCTTAATTGGAGTTTAATTTATTGACAATACTTAAAAAGTATTGTCTGGGGATGTAACAACAAAACTGTACATCGTAGGAACACAAATGAAAAAGATGGGATCAAAATCAACACCTCCTGCCATAAAAATATCGACAAGAGGCCATCCTTCATCAGCTGTGGTTGTTGACATTCCAGCTCGCTGTGTCACGCACAATTTGATACTTTCTTGTTCCGTATACGGATACATGGCATCACGGCGTGCGACAAAAGCTGGACGAAATTTCCAGCGTGAATATTGTGGTGTTACCACAGAAATAGCACTCTGTGTATTAGCATTTGTCATTGCCATACCTCTCTGCCCCCAAACCCCCCGAGTCACATTTAATTGTGTAGTGGTTGGAGTACGCGAAAGAGTAGATGCTGTGGAAGTATCAGACCCGACAGAAAATCGATTTATGGCCTGAGCAGGCGCAACATCAAGAATATGGCTCCGTGGGTCACGCTCAACAGCAATTTGATCAGGTAATGTTTGACCATTCCTAATAATGTTATACTGATGAACAATACCACCCCTATACCCCGCAAAACAATTGGTAATCCAATTGAGAGGATGAGTGGGTGAATACTGAAACTGGTCTTTTGTGGCAACCACAATCCCAGTAGCATAGTTAACACCTTGAGTGGAATAACCATAGTCAACAGGAAAACGCGGAATGTAGTTAACCAAATTGTACATCTTTGTGGTATTAAAAACACCAGCGGACGCATAAGGATTCCCCAAAAATTCACGATGATAAAAACTAGTTCTATGCAAAATAGTTCGCAAGGAAGCAATAGTTTCACCAACTGTAATAGAATTTGTATCTGGGGGAATAGAAACATCCGCAATTTCAACCAGTTGTTCTTCCTGACTTTGAACTGTCAAAAAAGACCACAATGGAGTCTCATTGGGTTGCGCAAATTGAATATCACTTGCCGCATGAGCAAATAGTAATACATCAATCTCTTGCGCAGCTGCCGGTCCAGTTAGCTCATTGAGCACGGTAACTCGGAAATAACCATTAAAGGCTTTCTGATCCGTTGTAACTGTTCCAGCAGTTGTAATAGCCCAATTACTCCCTGTATTGGTGGTATTTAGCCAAGGATCTTGGGCCTTAAAAGGAATCAAGAATGTGACTTCAGTTTCCATCTGCAAATCTATAATTCGCGTCATTGTCGTGGTCTCAGCATTTGTAATGGGAACCTCTTGAGGATCCCAAGACACTTGCACACGACCAGTATGATAACGCGACTTAACAAACCGCAAAGTGTAAACCATACCACCACGCCACTGTGAAAACATAGCAGCAACATGTGAGGCTGGAGTATCATTGATAAAAGACTGTGAAATTCCTGCATTAGACCCATAATTCCGCGGTGTAACTGGCACACGCAACAATTGTGTACCTGTTGTATATGCATCAGTCCACAGTGTCCCTGTGACAAAACTGTCTCGCCCTGCAAAATGGGTGATAACAAGTTCATCATCTGGCTTAGCTCCTGTAACAGTCTTATCAACTGTGATCTCATTTTTGGGATCAATAGTGAGCTTATCCATCGGAACACTAGTCTCAACATTGGCAAAAGCATGAAATGCCTTAGGAACATATGCGTGCACATCATCAATAACTGGTGGATTACTATACCCAAAAAGGGAAGCAATACCTCCTACAGCTCGAGCTCCAATTTCAGTAGCCCTTGCCATCTTACCAATAATCGGTGTATCTGACAATTTCCCAGCCACATTTGCCAAAGCCGTAGCTGGTCCGCTAATAATACCAGAGGACTCATACTCGGAACTTTGCAAAACGAGACCAGAAGTCAAACCAGCAAGTTCCACATCTGTCGCCCATGCATAACACGTGATATTAACATTGGAACCCACCGCACCATTAGCACTACGCAATTTAGAATAGAGCAGGTATGTAACTTGCCCCATAGTCTGGAAATCATAATTAGTACCCAAATCTAGCCACGCATGCGGCCATAGAAAAGGTAATTCCATTTCAAAAGATGTCATATCTTGGGGATATAAAAAATCCCCTGGCATCTGTGAAAATTTAATTTGATCTCCTGGTGTTGATTCCACAATATCACGCAAACCCCCATCCATAGGACAGTAACAAACGCGCATAGCTCCATAATAAAAGGGAGATGCATTGATCACAAATTTCAAATGTAATTTTGCTCGTAAACGAGCAAAATTCTGAATCTTTCGTTTAGTAGCAGCATTATTAAAAAAGAGCGACCAAGGTTTAAACTGTAATTGGATTGCTGTGGTTGATCCCTCAGCCCAGGTAAAGTTACTAATAGCAACAGGACGTTGCAAATAACTGCCTAGGCCAGAAGCCAAATCTGTATCAGGTCTATAGGATACCATGGGAGTAGTATCCAGACCTGATAAACCAGCATCAGAGAAAATAACATTCTCTTGCTGTTGCTGACTTGAAGATCCATCCTCCAACTCTGTTGACTGAACAACCAAGTAGGAGAATGGACCAAATCTCTGATTTTCATAAGGATCAGAAAAACCTTCTTTTTTATGTGTGTTAGTAGACGGGTTAATTCGTCACCCTTTACGTCTATAAGGGGTGATATATTTTACGAATAAGGTATCCAGCCGATACCATCTCTAAAAAGAGACTTTGGAG